GAAAAGGTGCTGCTGCACATCCTTTCTTGAATAAATTTAAACCAACTGTTCTTACGAACATAAGTATGAACTACACAGGATCAAATGTTTATTCAACATTTTATGATGGAACACCAACTCATATGTTGATGGAACTAAGTTTCAAAGAACTCAACCCAATTTACGAAGAGGACTATTGGGAAACAACAGCAGAGTACACTGGTAATTTTGATATTGCCAACCCAGAGAACTCAGTTGATGTATTTGATGTTCCAACTGGAGGTGTCGGTTACTAATGTCTTACTTCAGAGAACTACCAAACTTATTCATACAGTCACCATTCAAAGAGAGAAACTCTTCTAGTGAATATGTTCTGGTAAAAAATATATTCAGAAGGATGAAACTTCGTGATGACCTTCAAAATGTATTGACTTTATTTGATAAGTACAACATTAGAGATGGTTTTAGACCAGAACAAGTAGCAGAAGAAGTTTATGGTTCTGTAGAGTATGACTTCGTTGTGCTTATAAGTTCTGGTATTATTAATGTAAGGCACGAATGGCCAATATCAGATAGAGAGGTCTACAAATATGCTGAAGATAAGTATGGTGTCCATCTAAATGCTATCAGACATTATGTGACCACTGAGGTAAAAGATGCTGATGGTAGACTTATCTTACCTAAAGGAAAGGTAGTTGACCAGGGTTTTACTATTCCCAAACCTGGTGATCCAACAGCAACATTAAATCCAACTGGTGGTGTTACTAACTTTGAGTATGAGACTGAACTCAACAATCAAAGAAGAGGCATTTATCTTCTAAGACCATCCTATTTGGGAATTTTCTTGGAGGACTTTAGAAGAACGATGAGGTATCAAAAGTCTTCTCAGTTCGTTAATAGAAATACTATCAGAGTAGAGAATACTAGAAATACCTCACCACAGTAACTCACTCAGCCAGTTTGGCAAAATACGAGAGTGCGTCGTCATCATCATTGGAAGATGGTGTGATGTCAGGGTCATTGAAACCACCACTGCTACTGGACAGAGCATCCAGTTCTTCCTTCATGGATTGAGGAACAGGTGTGCCACGGTTAGCAGCGCGGAACTCTTCTTCCTCTTGAACAGTCTCTTGGTCTTGGAAACTGGGAGTGCCCTTGTTACCCAGAACGTAGTCAAGACGCTTCTTCAGTGCGTCATAGTCCTTGAACTGGTCAGATGCAACAATCTCAGCGAGTGAGTATTGCTTCTTCCAGATAGCCTCCATGGCATCATCGTCGTCCAGCAGAGCAGACTGAGCAGCGAACTCAGAAGAGTCATAGTTGCGATAACCAGCAACGTTCTTCGCTTTCAGTTTGAAGTTGGCACCCTGCCAGAAGTCAAACGGATCGATTGCTTCCTCATCTTCGAACTCGGGTTGCATAGCAGCAGTGAGTTTGTCGAAGATCTTCTTACCATACTTGAACAGCATAACCTTACCTTCGTTGGCAGGGTTAGCAGGATCCTTCACAACATAGATGTTGCTGTAGTAGGTCAGTTTGCGCTTCTGTTTCCGTGCTGCATCTTTTCCAGCATCAGTGCCGTTGTTCCACAGCAGAGTGTTGTACTCAGAGACAGGATCTTTCTGACCCAGAGTGGTCAGAGAGTTCTCAATGTACCAACCACCAGGACCTTGGAAGGCGTGGGAGTACAGTTTCACGAATGGCAGGTCTTCACCGTTGGGTGCGGGCAGGAAGCGGATGACGGCATAACCGTTACCACTCTTGTCACACTCCAGTTTCCAGACACGTTCGTCACCAGAACCGCCAGTGTTGTTCATCTTCTCGACTTCCTTGACCAGTTTTTGAGTCAGGGAACCAAGCTTAGATTGCTTTTTAAGGTCAGCAAAAGACATTTTAGATACCTCGGATGTTTGGATTTTTTGGATTTACTCGGATAGTATAACGACGATGCTCTCAACTGTCAATATAGTCTTTGAGAGATTCTATTGTAGCATTCATACTATTGAATAAAACATTGATGTCAGTTTCTTTTGGAAACCCCACCATTGCGACAGACTTGACTAGGTTCTCTTTCATCTCAATCGCTTTTGGATCGTCTGAAAGAGATAACCTAGTATACATTACTCTTTGCTTTTCTAGCAAGTCACTTAGCATATCAACATGTTCAATTTTGTCTTCCTTTGACATCATTCCGAAAGACAATACGCTAGAATAGATCGATTCTTGAAGGCGATTGATTTCCTTCAACTCCTCTTGGATGATGTCAGAATCGAAAAAACTCATCAACCTTCTACCACTTCAGTTTCAGATGTTTCAACTTCACCTTCTTCAGTGGGGTTATTAGCCTCCTCAATTTGACTCAGAACGTCGATCGCTCCGTCAAGTTTCAAAACAGTGGCACGAAGTTGCTCAAGTTGCTTGACCGCTTCTTCCCGCTGCTTAGTGAGGTTCTCCAGTACCTCTTTATTTTCCAGTGCCATTTTCAATAATCTCCTTTAGAATCTTTTTAAATTGAAACACATCAATATTTAGAAAGGGTAAATATTTTTTAATTTTCAAACTTACGGTTTCCCACACTGGGTCCGTGAGTTTCTTGTCAAACCGCTTTCTGAACTCAAATATTCTATCATAAATGATGAAATTTTCAAGTGTTAGTTTTCCGCCCAAATATGCTTTTAAGATGGGGGGATGTCCTTTCGTGCAATCGAATAAACTGTCCAATTCGTGATTCGATAGCAATTCGTTGCTTTGTTCTTTGAACAAGTAAGTCAAACTCTGTTTCCTTCGCATCCAGTCTGCGTAAGTCCTTTCTCCAGAATTGATAATTTCTCCAATCCATAAACTTTGGGGGTTATCAGCGGATACAAAGTTAGACACCAAAAAGTCAACAACCTCTCGGTCATTATACTTTCTAGAAGTTTTCTCAAACCAATACTTATCTTTCCTCTTATTAAAAGACGTTACGGTAGCCCGTGTTCGAGCACCGTAACGAAAGAAGTCATATTTTGGGTTTGTGAAATGATTTTTGAGTGACAAATAATGTTGGTAAGTTTCAAAGGGTGTCACAATCATAAAGGCAGTTTCGCTCTCGATGTTTTCTTCATGAAGTTAAGACGGATAGCATCCCACTTCAGACGCTCTTTCAATGGTTTTGAAATGAGCTTCGTGACAGATTCTACATCAAGTTCGTTAGTTTCGCAATAGTGACAGATGGCGTCAATATAGTTCAAATTTTCTTGCGCGACAATCTTTTCTATCTCCAAAGCAAACTTTGTTGGAGTCAGAAACTTGTTTTCTATTGCCCGTTCTAGTTCTTTATTTGGTTCCATAGAGTTCCAGTTTATCTCCAACAAACTTTCTAATGTACTCTGTGAGCAGTTTGATGTATTTTGATTTGTTTCGTTCTTCATAGACGACGCACTCTCCATTTTCACAAGCCATGATGATTACAAGTTTTTCGACTGAAATGCCAGTAAGTTCGTAGAGCATACATCCGTATGCCATACACTGAACAAAGTAATGTTCAATCCAGTCTCTGGGTTTTGGTTTTTTTGATGTTTTGAAATCGATTATTGCTAACTCGCCGTCATATTCAGCGATACAGTCAACAGTTCCTGCAATCCCTAATACCTTACTATATAGGGAACCTTCAAGTGCGTAAATATTATTTATAAGATTTAGTTTTTCTTTAGAGATCTTGAAGAGGAAGTCGGATATGGGTCTAACCTTTGGAAGGTCTTCATTTTTGAGATAGTGCTCAGTGAGAGTATGCATATCCGTACCACGACCTGTTGCAGCCTTGGTGATACGATCTGCTTCTTCGTTACCGACTTTCTTTCTCCATTTTACAAAGATCTCCTTATTAAAATGACTGGTCACCGAAGTAATGGAGACCAGTCGGAGGAGTTCTTCATCATCAGGAACTTTATAATATCTTACCCCATCAATAGTTTCTCTATCAAGTTTGGGTAAGTCAACTTCAACATGTTTAAACATCAAAAACCAGCTTCCATTTTGGCGAGAATGTATTCTTTGACTAGACCAGAGCGGACAATATCATCTACCCCAAATTCAATTATATCAAATGATGTCATTTTACGCAAGACGTTCATAAAGTCAACAATACCATTGCGTTCATTTGATTTCTGAAGGTCAGACTGCCTAGCATCTCCACAGAAACAGATCTTCGTATTTTCACCCACACGAGTGATAATACTATCGAGTTCATGGAAATTCAGGTTCTGAAACTCATCAACAATAACAATGGCATTATCAAGAGTTGTTCCACGCAAGAACGATGTGGACCAAAACTTGATGGTTTCCTGAGACTTCAGGTTACCGTAAAGCATCTCAAAGTCAGCATCACTAGGCATCTGGAACATGTATTTGACCATGTTCTTATATGGGATTTGATAGATATCTGCCTTGTCCTCATGAGAACCAGGAAGGAAACCAATTTCTCTAGTCGCCACCAGAGAGCGTACAAGGTAGATACGCTCATATGGGGTGGTTTCACTCAAAACGTCACGAAGCGCATTGTAGAGGGTAATAAAGGTCTTACCGGTGCCTGCACACCCATAAGCGACGATATGTTTACCTTCTTGGTATGACTCAAATAAACGTTTTTGGTTATCTGATAATGGATCAATATCAACCAGATAATCTGAACTAAGAGGCTTTCTCCTCTTCATCTGCTTTGCTGTGAGTCCAACCCCAATGGGTTGCTCTGCAGATGCTCTTTTTCTTCTAGGCATACTTAAAGTTTCTTAATTCGTGAACCAGGCATTTTTTGAGCCCTGTGGAGAACATCATTCCAACCAGGATTCTTTTTACGGAGTTTATCCTTCCACTCCCCAACTTCACCAACACCTGGTGCGTTTTCTGGAGTGTAGTATCTTTCCCAGTCGGGATTATCTTCTTTCCACTGATCCCAAGCATGAACGCTCATAACAACGTCTTTCGTTTCACCAGTTTCTTTATTTCTTACTGGATATGTAGCCATAGTTATAATTTCAATGTGATGTATTTAGACCCACTCAAGTGCTTCTGCACAGGTGGGGAACTGTTCGATAAAGACCTTCTTACAACC